GAGCTCGACATTTCAATGGTTATGGTTGGTAAAAACGACGACGCAGCAACAAGAGCAAATTATATTTTGTCAAACGTTGTAGACTATCGTAGAGATTGCGTAATGTTGGTATCACCTTCAAAAGAAGCAGTCGTAGATGAACTTAAAACAAATGCCAAACTTACGAACGCAATTGCGCATCGTAATAAAATCCAAAACTCTTCATACATGTTTATGGACAGTGGATACAAATATCGTTACGACAAATATAATGATGTGTATCGTTGGACTCCTCTAAACGGCGACATGGCAGGCCTTATTTCAAGGGTGGATGCTTGGGAATCACCAGCAGGTTTCAGAAAAGGCGTTATTAAAAACGTTGTTAAACTTGCATTTAATCCAAGTAAACCACAAAGAGATCAGTTGTACGGCGCAGACATTAACCCAGTTATGTCACAGACGGGTCGCGGAATCGTTCTCTTCGGTGATAAAACCGGTCTTGGAATGGCAAGCGCATTTGATCGTATCAATGTACGTAGATTGTTTATTGCGGTTGAAAAATCAATTGCTACAGCAGCTGAAAGTTTCTTATTCGAATTTAACGATGAATTTACACAAACACAGTTTAGAAACATCGTTGATCCATTCTTAAGAGACATTCAAGGACGTCGTGGTATTATTGACTTCAGAGTTATATCTGATTCCACAGTCAATACTCCTGAGGTCATTGATCGTAATGAATTCCGAGCAAGTATCTTCATCAAGCCAGCCCGTTCAATCAATGTTATCGAACTTACGTTCGTAGCTACGAGAACAGGTATTGAGTTTGACGAAATCGTTGGTCAGATCTCGTAATAAATAGTTTAAAATAGGAGAAGAAAAACATGGCATTCAATATCAACCAGTTCAAATCAGAACTCGTAGGTGGCGGTGCACGTCCAACGCTCTTCCAATGTCAAGTCACTAACCCGATTTCCAATGTAGCAGACATCAAAGTTCCATTTATGATTAGAGCTGCAGGAATTCCGGAATCAACTGTTGGCCAATACACGGTGCCCTACTTTGGGCGCCAGGTCAAATACGCTGGTGATAGAACATTTGCTGACTGGACGGTCACAATTATCAACGACGAAGATTTTGCCATTCGTAACGCTATGGAAGAATGGATGAATTTTATTAACTCTCATGATTCAAACTCAAGAGGGTTACCACAACAATATAAATCCACTGGGCAAATCACCCAGTACAGCAAAGACGGTTCGCCATTGCGTACATACGTTTTCGAAGGTATGTTCCCAATTAGCGTCGAAGGTATCCAAATGGATTGGTCACAGACAGATTCAATCGAAGAGTTTTCTGTAACATTCCAGTATGATTTATGGAGAGTTGAAGGAAACACCGGCGTACCAACTACATAATATATAATGAGAAAGTGACAAAATGAAAATTTTTGGTTTTGAGATTAAACGTGAAGCGGATGAGGTTGAACCATTAACCTCATTCGCGGAACCTATTAACGATGATGGTGCTATCACTGTCAGCGGTAATGCTATGGGTGGATTCTATAGTACTATTCTAGATATGGAAGGTACTGCTAAAACAGAGTCTGAACTCGTCAGTCGTTATCGTGCTTTAGCTATGCATCCAGAAATTGCACAGGCTGTAGATGAAATCGTAAACGAATCTATTAGTGTTGACATTGACGATAAAGTCGTTGAATTACTATTAGATGGCGTTGACCTGCCCGACAAAGTAAAAGATAAAGTTCAAGAAGAATTTGATAACGTAATGGAACTATTTGACTTTACGTCTCAAGGTTACGATATGTTTAGCAAATTCTATGTTGACGGAAGAATCAGCTACCACGTAATTATTGATAACGAAAACATTAAAGACGGTATCAAGGAATTGCGCTACGTGGATCCTCGTAAACTTAAACTTATTCGTGAAATGGATAAGAAAGATAAGGATCCACACTCAGGTATTCCTGTAAAGAGAACTAAAGCTGAATACTATATGTATTCTGAAAATGGCTTTGGCGGTAATAAAGGTACCATGCAATCAGGCACGCAAGGCTTTAAAATTGCAAAAGACTCAATAGCTCGAGTAACATCTGGTTTAATGAGCGAAAATAACGCTCTTGTTTTATCGTACCTACATGGCGCTATTAAACCATTAAATCAGTTAAGGATGTTGGAAGATGCGACAATCATTTACACAATTACACGAGCTCCTGAAAGAAGAGTCTTCTATATTGACGTTGGTAACTTACCTAAATCGAAAGCTGAGCAGTATATAAAAGACATGATGGTTCGCCATAAGAATAAACTGCAATATAACTCTTCAACCGGCGAAGTTACAGACTCGCGTAAAATGATGACAATGACTGAGGACTTTTGGTTTCCTCGTCGCGGTGGTGAAAGAACAACTGAAGTTGATACGATGCCAGGCGGATCCGCTGCCGGTTTAACAGATGATCAAAATCTTCAGTATTTCCAGCGCAAATTGTTTAAAGCGCTTAAAGTTCCTTTATCACGTTTAGAGCCAGAGACAATGTATTCCTTTGGTCGCGTTTCAGAAATTACTCGTGATGAAATGAAATTCGGTAAATTCGTTAAAAGAGTAAGATCTCGTTTTTCTACTCTCTTTACTCAAGTACTTGAAAAGCAATTAGTGCTTAAAGGTATTATGACTCCTGAAGAATTTATGGAAATCAGAAACGATCTTAGATATGACTTTATCCAAGATAACTATTTTGAAGAATTAAAAGAGGCTGAAATTCAGCGTGAAAGGCTCACGACGTTGCGAGACGTTGAAGATGCCATTGGCGTTTATTATTCTAGAGATTGGGTACGCAAAAACGTATTGCGCATGACCGAAGATGAAATAAAAGACATGAAAAAAGAAATAGAATCAGAATCAAAAGAAGAAGCTGAGTTAGCCGCAGCCCAGGAACCGGAAGACGATTCAGAGCCTGAACAAGAGCAGGAAGCGTCAGCAAATAATATAAATGGATAAATACATTAATAAAACTAAATTTTTCTTAGGAGACAAATAAAATGAAATCCTTCAAGCAAATGGTCAGTGAAGTAGCTAAACCTATTTCTCCGGATGAACAACGGTTCATCGACCAGCATACTTACGAAGTTCAAAAACATCCTGTTGCACTAGACCACCAGTTCACAGGTGATATTGCAGGCAAGCCATCTAAAACTGCAGAGCCTGATGCATCTACATACGATGCTGCATATGCTGCAAAAGAACCGGCCGTCGAAAGAATCGGCGAAGAAGTGGAGCAAATGGACGAGATTTCAAAGGATCTGGCGCAGCGCTATTATAGTAAATCACAGGATTCTATGCGTAAATCTATGAATACCATGACCGATACTGAAAAAGCTCGTAAGCCTGAAAAAAAGAAAGCATACGACGATGCTCGCAAAACATTCCACAAACGTGGAAAAGGCTCAGACATGGCTGCTAAGCGTTTAGCTTATAAAGGTAAAAACGAAGAAGTGGAGCAGATGTGGGAGATTGCTCGTAGCATGACTCCTATGAAAAATAAATTCGGCGGCAGAGTTGATCCAAAGAAATTTGATGCATATAAAAAATATATGAAAAAGAATAGTCTTGATGAGCCAACCGTTCGCATGATTGCTGATGACCCAGATGCTGGCGAGTCAAAGCAGATGATGAACAATCCAAAGTATAAAGAAGCAATGAAATTATACCGAGCTGCTCATATCAAAGAAGAAGTAGAATTGACAGAAAACCCAATGGAAGAAAAACCAATGATGATGGGTGCACTTCGCGCGATGTCTCACAACATGATGGGTATTGCAAAATACGTTCAGTCAACAAATGATCCAGAAGAATGGTTCCAAAACAAATTAGCTGGTGTTGCTAAAGAGATGCAAACACTTTATAGTTATGCTACTGCTGAAACAATGACAGGTATGGCTACTGAAGAAACTGTAAACGAAAGCCAAAAAGCTTCCCTTGCGAAAAAACTCGCTAAGGCCTCTGCCTCATCAGAAAAAGGTAAAAAAGCTGTTACTTTGAAAAAAGCTCCTTGGGAGAAAAAAGAGGAAACAGAATTGACTGACGAAGAGTTATCTGCAAAGCAAAAGAAAATTGACCATAATAAAAATGGTAAAATTGACGGACACGACTTTGCAATGCTTCGTAACAGAAAAAAAGTTCGTAAGGAAGAAGTTGAAGTTACCGAAGAGTTATTAGACGAAGCTATGAAATTCAAAGCAGGTGCTATGAAACTCAAAGACGGATCTCAAGTAATTCTTAAAAAGGAAGATGCTAATGCGTTGACTTCAATGTTTAAGGACTTGTCAAGGCAAAACCAAAAAAAATTAGGTGAAGTTGTTAAAAAAGACAAATCAGGATTTGAAGAGATTCTTGGATTTGCCAGAGAAGCATTATAATTTATTATAAATATAATTGTAATTTAGGTAAGGATTGAACTAATGAAATTAATTACTGAAGTAACAGAAGATCTTCAAATTGCTACAGAGCTCAATGAAGCGACTGGGAAAAAGTCTTATTTCATTGAAGGTATCTTTATGCAAGGAGACATCAAGAATCGTAACGGGAGAATTTATCCTGCTGGGATTCTTGAGAATGAGATGAATCGCTATAATAAAGACTTCATCGAAACTAAACGAGCCCTTGGAGAACTTGGTCACCCAGAAACTCCAACCATTAATGGTGATAGAGTATCACACCTTATCACTGAAATGAAAAGAGATGGGTCCGACTTTGTTGGAAAAGCCAAAATTTTAAGTACTCCAATGGGAGAAATCGTTAAAACTTTCATGGACGAGGATGTTAAAATTGGGGTTTCAACAAGAGGCTTGGGATCAGTTAAACCAATGAAATCTGGAATTATGGAAGTTCAAGATGATTTTCACTTATCAACAGTGGACATTGTCACAGATCCTTCAGGCCCTAACTGTTTTGTAAACGGCATTATGGAAAACGCTGAATTTTATTATGACATTGCTTCAGGACACTGGCTACCGTCAGCTCCACAAGTAGAAGAAGTCATTGAAGAAATTCAAGAAGAAATTGAAAAAGAAGTCAGAAGAGTAGTTAGAAGGGTTGATGAGTCCACGGCAGCTAAGCTGTTCGAACGCTTTATTAATTCACTTAGAAATTGATTTTTTAATAAATAGTAAACATATAGAATAGCTTAATTAAAAGGAGTAGAACATATGTCAAATGAGCTAGACGAAAAGTTCGTCGAAAAATCCGGCGGTGCAGGTGTTCCA